CCAAAAACGAAGAGAAGCACGTCGAGCGGTTCATCAAATCAGCACAAGGCGCCGACTACATCATCATCGCGGACACCGGCAGCACCGATAGGACGGTCGGGATTGCGAAGGCCTGCGGGGCGACGGTCTACTCCATCAGCATTGATCCATGGCGGTTTGACCATGCCAGAAATGCGGCTCTTGCCTTGGTCCCAAAAGATGCCAAGGTCTGTATCCCCCTTGATTTGGACGAGGTGCTTGAGCCGGGCTGGCGAAAAGTAGTTGAGGAAATGTGGACGCCCGGTACGGGCAGGCTTAGGTATAAGCAAGACTGGAGCGGCGACCATATCTTCTATGGCGAGAAGATCCATGCTCGCAACAACTACGACTGGCGGTACCCGATTCACGAGTACATCATCCCCATCACGCCTGAGAAAATCGTTCGTTATGACGGCGTTTTAATTCGCCATGAGCCCGATATCAACAAGTCCCGGGGGCAGTATTTGCCTCTTTTGGAACAGGCGGTAAAAGAAAATCCGGCTTGCCACCGAATGGCGTACTACCACGCTCGAGAGCTGTTCTACTATGAGAAGTGGCAGGCCTGTATCGATGAAGCACAGAGGTATCTGGCTTTGCCAACTGCTTACTGGGACCACGAGCGAACGCACATGATGCGGATTTTGGGCAAGGCAAACAAAGCTCTTGATCGAGGTTTCGAGTCCCAGAGGTGGTTCCGTAGAGCTTGCGCCGAGATGCCCACAATTCGTGAGCCGTGGTGCGATTTGGCCCAAGCCTGTTACGAATGGGGTCTTTGGATCGAGTGCTATCATGCCTCGATGCATGCTTTGAACATTATGGATCGAGCGTATTTGCATACTTCGGACCCCGCCTGCTGGGGTGCTAAACCCCATGATTTGGCGAGCATCGCTGCGTGGAATTTGGGTTTTAAAGAGATTTCTAGAACCCAAGCCCGGCTGGCGCTTGAAAAGCAGCCAAGTGATGAAAGGCTGCAGAATAACTTGAGAATCGTGCAGGAAGCCTGCTAGTTAGTTATCATCCCCCCAAACATCTGCGTAGAGGGCGGTAATACCCCATGGCTGTCGCGACTACACCGCTGACTTATAACTCGTACGTGACGCAAATTGCGACCTTGGCCGTGGTCGACACCCAGACGGTTGGGGGCATTGTGGAGGGCGTAGATCAGGCATTTAATGACCTGATTCCACAGATGTTGAACTATGCCGAGCTGCGGATTCAGCGCGACCTTGACCTTCTGAACCTGAAGACGTCTCTGCCCATTACCTTCACTACCGGCGTCAACCTCCTGCAGATCAATACGGATGACTTTGTCACTCTGCAAACGGTCAACCTTTCTAGCGGCGGGGTCGGTTATACGCTCCTACCGACGACCGTAGAGTGGCTGCAGAACGTTTATAGCAGCACGGCAACGGCTGCCCGTGGCCGCCCACAATACTTTGCTATGTACGGCGGAGACAGAAATACCGGCGGCAACACGTCGATCAATATTCTCTTCGGCCCTTACAGCGATGCCAGCTATTCGGGCACCGCGACGGGCACGATTCGCATGCCCTCTCTGGCCAAGAACTCCGCAACACCTGTTCTGGCCGCTACGGCTTCGACCTTTATCAGCTCTTATTTGCCTGACCTTTTGATCATGGCAAGCATGATTTACATCAGCGCCTTCCAGAGAAACTTTGGCCGTCAGTCTGATGACCCGGCTATGGCGCAGAGCTACGAGAGTCAATATCAGGCCTTGTTACGCGGGGCTGTTGTTGAGGAATTCAGAAAGAAATTTGAGTCTGGAGCTTGGACGTCTTATAGCCCCACGCCAACTGCAAATCCCCCGAGATAATTCATGCCTCACGCATCAGTTAAATTAAAACCCGGCGTAGACCAGAACCAAACGCCGGCTTTGAACGAGGCCGGAATATCGGAATCCCAGTTCATTCGATTTATTTATGACCGTACAGGACTTGGTCTTGTTCAAAAACTAGGTGGATGGGTCAAGTTTTACCCCAATTACATGCCCTCTATCACAAGGGCTCTTTGGGCTTGGCAAGATACTGAGGCAAACAAGTACCTTGGCGTTGGTAATCAGAATGAGACCAACACGTACGAAGCAAGTCTTTATGCCATTCGAGACAATGGCCAAAAAGACATCACGCCAACTCGAAACGAAGACAATATTACGCCGGTTGTTGACACGACTGCTGGAAGCTCGATTGTTACCATTACCGATTCCACGCTTCAAAATCAAACAATCTACAACTCGGTCTATGTCGCCACGCCTATCAACATTGGCGGCTTGATCATTTATGGTCTTTATCAGTGTAACCCTGACAACTTCTTGTCTGCCACGGCCTATCACATCCAAGCTCGAGATGCCTTGGGCTCGCCAGTAGCAGCATTAACGACTGACAATACGCCCGTATTGCCAATTTTTGATACAACTTCTGGCGATGAGCAAATTCAAGTTACTTTTCCAGATCATGGCCAAACGGCAGGTAGCACATTCTCTATTGTCACGCCGACGCTTGTCGGCGGAATTTTAATCTTTGGCAATTACGTTGTTATTGAAGTTGTCAGTTCAAGCGTATTTGTCATTGTTGGAGATGTTGAGGCATCTGCAACCGCTACAGCCACGCTTAACGGTGGTCGGGCTCGGTACATCTACAGCTATGGATTAGGCGCTATTCCAGCCGGCACAGGTTATGGCGTTGGCGCATACGGCTCAGGTGGTTATGGCGTCGGAACAGCCATCATCCCGGCAACCGGAGACCCGTTAAATGCCGAGGATTGGACACTTGATAACTGGGGCGAACAGCTCATATCAAATCCAATTGAAGAGCAGATCAATCTGACTGTTACAGGAGTAACAGGATCAGGCTCTGCCGCCACGTTTACTTTCTCTCAGAATTACACGCCCGTTGTCGGCGAGTATGTGGTGATCACAAATGTGGTTCCATCTACTTATAACGGATCGTACTACGTAACTGCTTCATCCTCTGGCAGCCTCACTGTCGCATCAGCCATAACCACGGCCTATGTCAGTGGTGGTGATATCTATGTTTTCAAAACGCCATTTCAGCCTATCTTCAAATGGGACCCGCTGATTGGCCAACCGTTTTCAACCATTCTTTCGAGCGGCCCGACCTATAATGATGGCTCGTTTGTTGCCATGCCGCAAAGGCAAATCGTGTCTTGGGGCTCAACTTTTACAGGCGTACCAGACCCGCTTCTTTTGCGCTGGAGCGATGTCAATAACTACAACACTTGGATTGGTACCGTCACCAATCAAGCCGGTTCGTTCCGGCTTGCCAAGGGGTCAAGGATCGTAGGTTGCTTGCAGGCAGCTCAACAAGCTCTGATCTGGACTGATATCAACCTGTACTCCATGCAGTACATTGGGCCGCCATTCGTTTATTCATTTAACGAGGTGGGCGCCAATTGCGGACTGATTGCAAAGAAGGCTGCCGGCGCTCTTAACGGCGTCTTCTATTGGATGGGTCCTACGCAATTTTTTATGCTCGCAGGAAGTGGCGTGCAAATGGTTTCATGCCCTGTCTGGGACGTTATCTTCCAAGATCTTGATACAAACAACCTTGATAAGATTCGGTGCGCTGTCAACACTCGCTTTGCTGAGGTGACTTGGTATTACCCGACAAAAAGTAATGGCGGAGAAATTAACGCATACGTCAAGTACAACACAGCTTTGCAGGTATGGGATTACGGTTTATTGTCCCGAACGGCATGGATCGATCAGTCTGTCTTTGGTTCGCCGATTGGAGCTGATGGGAACAACACCTACATCTATCAGCACGAAGTTGGCTACAACAATGACACGTCTCCCATGGTCTCGAGCTTCACGACGGGTTACTTTGTCATGAATGAAGCAGACCTGAAGATGTTCATCGACCAGATCTGGCCAGACATGAAGTGGGGTGAATTCAACGGTCCTCAGAACGCCACGATCAATCTGACGTTTAACGTTCTGGACTATGCCGGCGCGACGCCAAAAACTTACGGCCCATTCCCCATGACTCAGTCTGTCGAGTACATCACGCCTCGATTCAGGGGTCGATTGGTGTCGATTACGCTCGAGAGCAATGATGCTGATAGTTTCTGGCGTATCGGTAACATTCGATATCGATTCCAGCAGGACGGTAAATTCTGATGAGTACTTCACTGTCAGATGTTTTGACCGCTCAGAAAAACGGCGTTGTTGGCATCAACAGCATCGCGACGTCGATGAACATTCTGGCTTCTTTGGCCTCTCCCACGAAGATGGGACAGGCAGCTATGACGGCGTCTTATGCAACCATCTACACGGTGCCAAATACGTCAACAGCCATTCTTCGCGATATTGAGATCTGCAATACCACGGCATCGCCCATAGGCATCTACGTATCGGTGGTGCCGGTTAATGGCTCTGCAGCCGCGTCAAATGCAATCTTTTTTAATGCCAACTTGCCGGGCTATAGCACCATGCAATGGACTGGCGCGATCACAATGTCATTTGGAACCACTGTTCAGGTTAAGGGATCGACTACGGGCTGCACGGTCACGGCCTCTGGAGGCTTGATCGCATGAGCACGATTTCGTTATTTCCGCCGATTGGGTCATCTACTTCCACTGCTCAGTACACGCAGTTTGGCGGCCCTACGGTTGATGCTTTTGGAAGGCTTAGAGTAAGCCAGCCTTACACTATTTTTGATAGCAAAAATAGGTTTGCAAAAGACGCTCAATTTTCAGAATCTCTTGCGGGCAGCGCCTCGATTACATACACGGCGGCACAAGCAGCCGTTAATTTGAACGTAACAACAGCTTCCGGCGATTCTGCCGTTCGTCAAAGTTTCCGCGTCATGCCATATCAGCCCGGTAAAGGTCTTTTAATTTTAGCTACCTTTGTCATGGCAACGGCAACAACAAACTTGCGCCAGCGCGTAGGTTATTTCAATGCAGACAATGGCATTTTCTTTCAATTAAATGGAACGACAAAATCATTTGTTGTTAGATCTTCTGTTAGCGGCTCGCCGGTTGATACCAACGCGGCCACACAAGCGAACTGGAATGGCGATAAGTTGGATGGCACGGGGGCAAGCGGACTTACTCTTGATCTTACCAAGTCGCAAATATTCTGGACTGACATTGAATGGCTTGGTGTGGGCAACGTCCGATGCGGTTTCATTATTAATGGCCAGTACATTATTTGCCATACATTTCAGAATGCGAACGTAAACAACACGGTTTACATGACAACTGCCGTTTTGCCTGTTCGATATGAAATCACAACAACAGGGACTATTGGCGGCGCTGCAACACTAAAACAAATTTGCTCCAGTGTTGTTTCTGAAGGTGGATATGAGCAAATTTCTCAACCTCAGGTAGCAAGAAGGTCAACATCTTTAACCGGCCTTGGCACAACATTCGTGCCTTTAATTTCAATTCGCCTTGCCTCGACGGGATACGGTGCCGTTGTTCTTCCTAGAACTCTTAACGTTTTCCCAGACTCTGCGGATGATTTTGAATTTGTTCTTGTTAAAAACCCAACTTTGACAGGCACTCCTTCTTGGAATGCGGTTCCTTCTGACGCAACGGTTGAATTTGATGTAGCCGCTAGCGGGTATACGGGCGGTGATATATGCGAGCAAGGCTATGTTGCGGCCAGCAATCAAGGCTCAGCCCCTATCTCTGAAATACTGGCTTACAACTGGGATTTGCAGTTGGGCGTTTCATTGGCACCTGCCAGTGATATCTATACTCTTGGCATTAGAACCCTTAGTGGGACCGGTGACGCCATTGGCGCAATCACTTATTGGAACTTGACGGTGTAATCATGCCCCTTAAAAAAGGAAGCTCACAAAAAACCATCAGCTCCAACATCAGTGAAATGATGCATGCTGGCCACCCGCAGAAGCAGGCCATCGCTGCCGCTTTAAATACGGCACGTAAAGCGAAAGCTTTGGGCGGTTATGAAGTCGAGACGACGACATCCGGCGGTCTGTATCAGCCTGCAAAGAAGATGAAAGAGCCGCCTTCGCCTAAGGTCAAGGCGCCTGTGACCAAGCTGCACACTGGCCCGATCCATAGTCATGTTGCCGGTCGGACAGATCATCTCCCCATGCATGTTCCGAGTGGCTCCTATGTAATTCCCGCCGACATTGTCAGCGCCATGGGCGAAGGCAACACAATGGCCGGATTCAAGCAGATGAAAATCATCTTCGGGGGCACGCCGTACTCTGGCCCGACGAGCGTTAAGATGGGTGGCGGCCCTTATGGCTCCAATCTGCCCGGTAAGGCTAATGGCGGTGAGTCAGAATCGGTCCCCATCGTTGCGGCTGGCGGCGAATATGTTGTATCACCCGAGCAAGTTCGCATGGTTGGCGAGGGCGATCTCGAACTTGGCCATCGCGTGCTAGATGAATTTGTGAAGAGCTATCGAAAGAAAACTATTAAGACACTTCAGAAACTACCCGGACCTAAAAAGGATTGAATATGGAAGACATTCTTAAAAACATTAAAGTTGATGCTGAAGGCTTGCGCATTCGCGCTGGTCGACCTGAGGATCTTGATGAGATCATGCAAATTGCCACGCTGGCTTGTGATGAGAACGGTTTTTTAAATCCTAATCCGCAAAAACTAGCGGCAGAAATTTACCCGGCCTTGTGCTTTAACTACGGCATCGTAGGTTTGATCGGCAAGCCCAACGATAAAATTGAAGGCGTGGTCCTTCTCAGGATCGGCACCATGTGGTACGCCGACGATTATGTCGTTGAAGAAAAGGCCATCTTCATACACCCTGATTTTAGAAACGCAAAGGGTGGTCGAGGGCGTAAACTTTGCGAATTCAGCAAGCGAGTTGCTGACACGCTTGGAATACCGCTTATCATTGGTGTATTGTCGAACAGCCGCACCGAGGCCAAAGTTCGAATGTATGAGCGCCAGTTTGGTAAACCAAGCGGTGCTTTCTTCCTGTATGGGGCGAAGACCGGGAAGGAAAACAGACGGGAGCACTGATTCATGGGCGGCAAAAGTTCAACTTCAACCCAAACAGTCCAGATCCCACCAGAGGTTCTGGCTCGATATAACGCGGTCAATGCGCGTGCCGAGCAAACTGCAAACATTCCGTTTCAGCCTTACTCGTATGACCCGTCCGCTTTTGTCGCCCCTCTCACGCCGACTCAACAAGCCGGCATTTATAACGTCAATCAAGCCTCTGGGCTTGCTCAGCCTTATTTCACTGGCGCGCAGTATCAGCTCGCCGGCGCCCAACAAGCCGCCATGCCTTTTTACATGGCCGGCGCTCAGAATATCGGCTATGGGCAAGACATTGGCGCTGCTCTCGGCACGCAAGCCGGGCAAGCCTTTGGCGGCGCATATGGCTCCGCACAACCTGCTCAGCAGGCCGCCCTTGGGCTTACTGGGGGTGCCGCAGGGGCAGTAAGGCCCGGTGAATTAGGCGGCGCTCAAATCGGGCAATACATGAACCCGTATCTCGGCGCGGTTGCCGGGAGCACGCTGGATCTTATGCGGCGAGAGTCCGAGCAGGCTCAAATGGGTCAGCTTGGAAATGCCATTCGCTCGGGCGCCTTTGGTGGCGACCGGGCAGGCATTGCTGCCGCCAATCTTGCCCGAGAGCAGGAGCTGGCCCGGGGCAGCACCCTTTCGAATCTTTTCAGTGGCGGCTACCAGCAGGCCCTGCAAACGGCTCAGCAGCAGCAACAGCTCGGCCTTGGTGCCGAGCAGGCAAACCGTGCAGCCCAATTGGCGGCAGCCGGTCAGCTCGGAAATCTTGCCCAACAGCAATTTGGTATGGGCTTGGGGCTTGGTCAGGCCTATCAGGGCCTCGGCCAGCAGCAGTATCAGCAGGCCTTGCAGGCCGCGCAGGCTCAGCAGGGGCTCGGGCAGGGCCTCTATGGCATGGGGGCTGGCACGGCCCAGCAGCTTGCCGCGCTCGGCACAGGGGCTCAGGGAGCCGCTCTACAGGGCGCTCAAGCTCAGCTCGGCGCCGGTCAGGCCGCTCAGCAGACGCAGCAGGCTGGCTTGCAGGCGCTCTACAACCAATACCTGCAGCAGCTCTCTTACCCGTTCCAAGTGGCTCAGTTCCTTGGAAACATCGCTATGGGTACGGGTTCTCTGTCCGGCTCGACGACAACGACCAAGCAGCCGGGCGGTTTCTTCTCCGACAGACGCCTCAAGGAAGACGTCCGCGAGGTCGGCAAGACCAACGACGGTCAACCCATCTACGCCTACAAGTACAAGGGCGAGCCGCGCACGCAGCTCGGCCTCATGGCGCAAGACGTCGAGAAGGTCAAACCGGAAGCGGTCGGCGAGGTCGGCGGCTACAAGACGGTCGATTACGAAAAGGCCACCGAAGATGCCGCTCGCAAGCGCGCCTTGGGCGGTCCTGCTGACCCCCAAGAGGAAGAGCGAAAGCGAAAGGCTGAAGCGGCGGTTGCTGAGGCTTCAAAGCCTGTCGCTGCGGCGCCTGTCGGGGCTGCCAAAGTCGACCTGCCGAAGCAAGGTGGCGGAATTGATATCCCGCAAGAGAACAAGGCACCGCCGAAATTGGATGCGCCCGAAGGCGTGTCAGCAAAAGATCCAACCCTTGAGCAGGCTTCGCAGATTGCATCAATCGTAGCCACGATTGCCATGCTGTCGGATCGCCGTGCAAAGAAAGACGTGCATAAGGTTGGCGAGCTATATGACGGGCAGCCCGTCTACAGCTTTAAGTACAAAGAATCTGTCGGCAAGGCTTTGGGCGGCGCCATGGGTGGCGCTGTTGATTCGGCTGATGCTTATCAGGGCTTCCAGCAAGGCGGCAGCCCGGGCTTTGCTGGCCCGAGTGATATGGCCGCTTTGCTCGCCGCTCAGGCTCAGATGTTTGGCCCCTATTCTCAGGCGGGACTTTATGGCGGAGCCCCCGGCGGGTTACCCGGCGGTGGTGGCAGCTATGTCCCGCAAGGTTCGTTGCCTGTTTCGTCTCTCACGACTGCGGGTTCGTTGCCCGAAGCGCCAAGCGTTCTCGATTCGCTCGAGCAAGCCGCCAAAATTGGCGAGACTGGATCTAACGTTTATAAAAAGTACCAAGAGTATCAAGAGAGAAAGCGGAAGCGTGAAGCTGAAGCCCCAACTCCAACTTCATCAACCGTTGGCCCGAGAATGGCTGCCGGCGGTGAGGCCATGCCTTATGGCGGCGGTAAAGGTGCGAAGTTAAATATCCCTACCAGCGCGCAAAGTTTTACGCTGGCCACGCCCGGTAAGCTTGCTGAAAAAGAGTCCGGTCTTGATGAGCTCGAGAAGATTTTGGATCTTGCTGCAAAAGCTTCGTCAATCGGCGACAGTAAAAAGAAAGCCGCCGGCGGCACTGCTGGTCGCGAAGGCTTTCAAGATGGCGGCACAAAGAAAAAGGGCGGCCTGTTCTCTGAAATCCTTCAAGACATCCAAGACTATGCCGGCTATGGGGTGACGCCAGAAAGCGCGGCAGCCCAGCGCCAGAGGTTAGCTCAGCGCGATAGAACTGGCGCGACCGGAAGCTTTGAAGGGGCGCCAGATCCGGTGAAACAACCTGATCGTCCTCCTGTCCGTCCGCGTCCGGCGGCGTCCAATACGCCAGCGGCGGACGCAGTTGCAGCGGCAGTGAGCGCACCGCCTGCGGCGGCTCCTGCGGCGGCTCCGCGCCCGGGCCTTGATATCTCTGCGCCAACAATGATGGGCGCTGGCGCTCTCGATTCAAGTCTTTTGCAAGCGCCAAACATTCGCATGCCGACTCGTGGCCAGAAAATTACTGAGGCTATCAGCGGCGCTCGCGAAAGTCTGAGCAAGCCCGAGAATCTAATTCCGCTTCTCAGCGGCATTGCAGCCATGGGCACGGCGCCGACTTATAGCCTTGGCGTAGCACTTGCTGCCGGCCTTGGTGCTGGTACGAAGTCTTACACCGATATCCGCAAACAATTGGCGGACATTGAAAAGACGAAGACGGACACGCAACAGACTCGCGTGCTCACGGCTGCCGAAGCGCAGACGATCCCGCAGAATGCGATCTTTGTTCGCGCTGGCCTCACGTACGTTGTGCTCGCCGATGGCAAGACCGTTACGCTCTCTGAGTGGCACAATATGGGCAAGCCGCCAACAGCAGGCGCTGCGCAAGCTGGCGAAATCATCAAAAATTTGCCGGGCGCAACTCCTGTATCTGGCGCCAGTGTGCCCGCAGCAACGACGCCTGCGGCGCCGCAAGAACCTGCCGTTCCGGGTCGTCCGTCTTCTGCCGAGGGCGACAAAGCGGTCGGTGAGTACAAGTGGAATCCGACAATTTCCGAGGCCAATATGGCCAAGGCGCGTGCGGATTCTGATGCGCTGCTCTCGATGCCGGAGACTCAGCGCAATGCATTTATCGCAAAATCGATTGCAGATGAAGAAGCCATCAATGCAGCCGCAATCTCTGCGGCAGAATCTGGAACAAGCCTGAACCAACTCGCAAGACAACTTGCGGGATTAGAGGGAGGATTTGTCGGGGCGGGCCCTTTGAACTCACTTAGAACGACTTTGATAGCTAGAATCAACGATATCCAACAGTCACTTGGAGTTCCGCAAGAGTATAGACTTTTGCCCTCTGACGTCGACAAGTCCATCATTGCGCAAAAGCTCTCGACGGCGATGCAATTCGAGGGCGTTCAGGCCGCAGGGCAAAGGGCATTTCAGGCTCTCAATCAAATTGCCGCAGCGACTCCGGGCGCAGGCATGCCGAGAGATGCCGCGCTTGAGATCATGGCCAACATGTACATCGACAAGCAAAAAGCTCTCGATCAGGCCCGTTATCTTGAAGACTACAAGGAACTTGCTTCGATGCCGGGCATGTACAAGTCGGCTCAGGCTCGATTGGCATTTAGAACGGACTACAACGATCAGTTCTATGAGAGGCAACGGCAACGTCTGAATCAAATTTTGAAAACTGGAAAGAACAAAACAACTGGCGCAACTTTGATTGACGACATAATCGATGGCAAAGTTGATCCGGCGGAGCTGGATAAAGAACTCGGCATGCCGGGATTCACGCGGTTCTTCTTTAACAGGTAACCCGCCATGGCAGAAAGCATCCTTGCCAATTACGGGATAACCCCGACAGGGGAGCCTCAAGCCCCTACACCGAAAGCGCCTGAGGCAGAAACCTCGCGTGCAGGCAGTATCTTGGCGCAGTATGGCGCGGCAAGAGAGACGTCGGCTGCGGCGCCTCGTCGCCCTCGTCGATACGAGACACCTGAGTCAAAAAAGGCGCCTCCCGCTCCTACCCCGGGAGCGCCGCCCGCCCCTCGTAAACCGCCCCCGGGGACTATTGAAGACGTCGCCAAATCGGCTGGTTCAGGTCTTGCCATGGGCTTACTTGCAGATTTGCCGGGGCTTCCCGGCAGCATAGGCCAACTTGTCGATATCGGATCACTCAAAGCCAGAGAAGCAATCGCTCGTGCCAAAGAAGGCTTTGGTCTTGCTGAAAAAGGATCGGCAGAAAAAGCCATTGCCTTGGCAAGACAAGAGGCCATGAAAGGCAAATCTGCAGCAGAAATTGCTGGAGATGTGAACAAGATTTTTGGCATTACTCTTCCCACTGGGCAGGGTATAGAAAAAGTGGTTCGCTCTGTGGCGCCTGAATTGTCTTATGCGCCTGAAACGACAGCAGGAAAACTTGTTGGCGCGGGATTCCGAGCGGTGCCAAGCGGTATTGGTACTGGAGGCGCGGGTTTACTCACGCGACTCGGAATTGCAGGCACGTCAGGCGTGCTTGCTGAAGGCGCAGGTCAACTGACCGAAGGCACTGAATACGAAACGCCTGCTCGAATTTTGGGCTCTCTCCTCGGACCTGCAGGGTTCAAGGCTGCCAAGGGCAGCATTCAATTCGTGACCGGCCCCGGCAAGGGGCAGATTGAGCAGGAACTTCTCACAGCCATTGCTCGTGACGTTGCAAATGGCTCGTCAAAGATGAATCCCGAGCAGTTGAAAAAAGCTATTGAGTCTGGCGCATCGCCGGGCCTTTTCAACATGGCGGGAAATGAAACGAGAAAACTCATCTCGAAGTACGGCTTTGCGACGCCAGAGTCTCAGCAGCTTCTTGAAGAACTTAATAGCAAAGTTGCCGACCAAGCGGCCAGAGCAAATACGGCAATGAGGCAGCATATCGGAAGCACGCTCGGCGTGACCGATGATGCATTTGACATACAGCAGGCTATTCGCTCTTCCAACGAAAACGAAATCAACCGCCTGTACAAGGCTCTTGAAACAGACCCGGCAGCTCGCGATGTATTTAGCGTTGAGCTGAGTACCCTTGTAAAAAGCGGCGCATTGAAAGATTTCATGACCAATGCTCGGGATCTTGCCAAGAATCCCAAGTCACGAATCATCGCCCCGACGAGAACGAGCTCGGGAAACATTTTCTTCTGGGATCAGGTCAAACGAGATCTTGATGACGCTATCAATGAAGCGTACAGACAAGGCAAATCAAATAAAGCCATCGACCTGAAAAATTTACGTAAGCAGGTGGTTGACGAACTCGATACTACCGTTCCGAATTATCAGCGCGCCCGAGATGCCGCGTCTGAATCTTTAGGCGCACAAAATGCCGTTGAAGCGGGATATGGCGCCCTGCGAAGTGCTGGAACGACGTTCAAAGCTGGTCCGTTGATCACGGCTTTCAACAGATATTCGCCGGAACGAAAAGATATGTTTCGGCAAGGTTTGGCTGCACAACTTGCAGAAATCGCAGAAAAGAGCGGCCCGGACGACATTCTTCGGCTTATCAAAGATCCGAATAGAAGCAAGATCCTACAAACCGCGTTGGGGCAAGCGGAACTGGATTCAATTCTAGGCCGCGCCGCTTCTGAATCTGTTTTGAAAAGAACAAGAGCTTACGGCGCGCATTTGGATGACCCGTCAGTTCAAGAGCAATTCATCAAGGGTCAAGTTGCATTTGAAATGGGCCCTGCCATGTTGGCTGCAGTGAGGGGTGATTTTGGTCCGATGGTGAATATCCTCGCGACTAAAGCCCAGCAAGCAGTGACAACCGGTGTTCAAACAAGAAATTACCGAAAAACAGCCAACGAAATGCTGAGCTTGATCGGGACGGACGACCCCGAAAAGTTGAAGCGTCTTGGCGAAATCATTCGCAAGGTCCCTGCTGCCCCGGGCATTCTCGGAAGCACCATGGACCTGATGCGGAATTCGCTGGTGCGCGCTTCGATTGGCACGCCACCTTCGCAGGAAGTCACGGCTCCGGGTGCCACTCTCACTGAGGGTTCGGTCGGCATGGAACCGAAGCAGCTTCCAGCTTCTGAGGTTTTTGATCGAATGTTGCAAGTTGAAAGTGGGAAGCAGCAGTTCGACAAGCAGGGCAATGTTATAACTTCTTCGGCTGGCGCTTTGGGCATTGCTCAAGTCATGCCGGGAACTGCGCCAGAAGCAGCAAAACTAGCCGGCTTGCCCTACGACCCACAGCGTTTGAGGAGCGATCCGGCGTACAACGAGGCTTTAGGCCGCGCTTACTTCGAAGACATGCTCAGGCAATTCGAAGACCCGGTTATTGCAGCAGCCGCTTACAATGCAGGCCCCGGCGCGGTGCGGCGCGCATTGAACGCAGCTCGAGAAAGCGGCGAGAGTTTTGCCAATTTCTTGCCTGAGGAAACACAAAACTACATTTTGAAAATTTTCGGCAGGCCCGCATCTCGAGCTGGCGGCAGAATTGCGCGTGCGACTGGCGGTAAGATAGGCGGATCAGTAGAAAGTTTGCTGAATAAGCTGATGGTTGCTACTGAAGATGCCAAGAAGCGCAGCAATTCAAAGACGGAGGACCTCTTAGGGGTTCACGATGATCACATTGCAAAGGCACTTGAAGTAGCTGATAAAGCGATTTAGGAGTAATCATGGCCAGTACTTTTACAACTAACAAACTTATCGAAAAGCCGGCAAATGGCGATTACGTCAATACGTGGGATCAGCCAGTCAATACTGACTTTGATATTATCGATACGGCATTTGGCGGTACGACCAACATCAATGCGGTGGGCGCGAGTGGCACGGTTACCTTATCGGACTCGCAGTACCGCCCTCCCAATATCATCATCGCTGGTCTTTTAAGCGCAAACGTCAATTATCAATTGCCCTCTGGCAAGGGTGGCGTTTGGTCCATCTACAACAACACGACGGGTAACTTTACGGTCACCTTCTCGTCTGCTGGCGGTGGCACATCGCTGCTTTTGCGCCAAGGCTATCGGTCTCAGGTCATTAGTG